CAATACGTCACCGCTGGCAAAGTCTGCCGTCACCTGTAGTTGTTGGCCAGTGGCGTTGTTTCCAAAGGTCACAGTCTTGTTCGTGCCGTCCGCAATAGAGCTGTATGAGATTGTCAGGATAGGGAGCTGGAATTTAGCAGAACCACCAATGGTAATTTCATCGTTGTAGGTTGAGGCCGTTCGTCCAGTTGCGCTAATCAGTGTGGTCGGTAGAATGTCTCGACCGAAAGGCTGACATATGAAGGTGACACTAAAGCTACAGTGCTTTAACCCATTTGGGCGGCCGATGTCTGGCTCTTGGGCTGAAGCAATATAACGTCGTGTGCCTGAACCATAGCCAATATCAAGATAGCGTTCTTCGTTATTGAAGTACGCACGGAAATCATCAAGGAAGTTATCGAGGTCAGTAATACTTGTGCCAATTATCTTACCCCTGATAACAATAGTTTTGCTGTTGTGATTAACACGATTAACTGTGTTGGCGTTTGCATTGGCAAGAGCGAACATTCGCATGTTCTTGTCGGCTGGCGTCTCATGTTCAATGCTACTGGTAAGGATTACTGCTGTTTGCAGGGAGTTGCCATCAAAGCTGACTGCTTGTCCTGCCATTATCGTATTCCTCCTCCATTAGTTGTCAGGTTCTTGCTTGCGAGTAATGAGTCATTGTCGAGCGCCTTAAAGACACCCATGCCAGCTTCGTATGTTTGAGGCTGAATAATCAATGTTTGTATTGTAACACCGCCACCACCGTTAGGTGAACTACCAGCGCCCATATTACGCATTTGTTGTTGGTTGTACACCGTACCAGATGAATTTGGCACGAATACCTCTTGCTCCATCTCACCAACAACGTATGAACGGCCTGAAGAAACTGGCCCACCAGTTGCACGTTTCTGAACCGCTCCACCCTGAAGGTTTGCAGCACCTCCCTGGATTTGAGCATTAGCACCCTGAATCTTGATAGCAGTATCATTTGCCTGGTTCGTGACCTTTTGGTACATGCCCATAATGTCGTTGGTTGTGTACTGCAGTCGTTGATTCAGTTGAATGCTTTGAGTTTGAATAAGACTGTATGCGTCTTTCCATGTAACAACAACTTCACTCACAGCGCTTTTAAGTTCCAGGACTCCTGCAACCTGTTGTTGGTGTGCTGGGCCAACGCTTCCAACAATCTTGAGGTTAGCGTCCCAGTTGCTTGTAGCGATTGATACAGCAGAAGCTAGACCCTCTTGAGCGCCAGTTTGAAGCTCAACGGCGGTCTTGAGATTACCGATTGCAATGTTGTTATCGAGGACTGCACCTGTCTGATTAATCAGTGCGCCATAGTAGTCGTCTGTTTTTTGCTTGAGGTTAGCAAGTGCCGCCTCGTACTGAGGTGAATTCTCACCAAACATATCGTGAGCGAGTCTCAGTTCATCTTCAGCCTGGCGAAGTTGCTGGTTGATTACAGCGGCTTCAGAACGACGAATATTGAGTTGAGCGGTGCTTTCGGTAACTCGTCCTTGTGCGATTTCCGCCATGCGGCCAGTGTCTTCGATTGCCATTTTAAGGTGGTCGATGACGTTAAAGCTCTCACGGGTTTGGACACCCATTTCTTGAGCCAGTTCACCATATCGTGACAGCTTTGGAGCTGTATCGTCAAAGGAGTTATTTAAGTCACCAAGGGCAGCGTTAGCTTCAAGCATGCCGTCACGAAGTACGGCCATAAAGCTACCGTCACGAACATCACCTTCTTTATTGATACCGACAAGCTGTTTACCTAGCATTCCCAGGTTGTCGGTCAGAGTAGACCATTGACCACCAAGAGATTTGCTTTGTTTCTCCATTGTGTTGTAGAACTTGCCACCCTCACCTGTCATAGCTTGGAAGGCTTTTTCAACTTCAGGGAAGCCAATCTCACCAGCTTCAACCATCTCGTTGATTTCGGCAGTAGTCTTGTTCAGGGTTTTAGCGAGGTACTCATAGATTGGAATACCACGTTGAGCGAATTGGCGAATGTCCACTGTAAAGGCACGACCCTGTGTTCGCAGTGTACCCATTAGGTAAGCAAGGTCGCCAATAGGCGCTCCAATAGCCGCTGAGACGTCTCCTAGCTGCTTCATAGTGTCAAAGGCGTCTTGACCTTCAAAACCGAACGCAACGAGCTGACGAGTGGCGTTAGCGAGTTCTGGGAACTCAAATGGTGTTTCAGCCGCAAAGTCTGAAATCTGACGGAGCATAGCACGAGCAGCGTCGGCAGAACCTAGCATGTTCTCTAGGCCAATACGGGTTTGCTCAAAGTCGGCGGCACTTTTAACAGAGGCCGTGCCAGCAGCTCCAGCAGCAACACCTAAAGCGACAAGCGCAAGTTTACCCTTAGTAGCAACACCAGACAGTAAGTCTGAGCTTCGGCTGGCGTTAGAGGCTGAATTACTGAGTCCATCAACGGCTTGGGCAGTCTTGTTAATAGCTGACGGGTCGCCTTTGGAGACGACATTGACCTTGATTTCGTTGTTACTACTGCCGAGGAGTGCCATGTTCCTTTATCGCCTTTTCTTTCTTTGCTTTCGATTCAGCCTTTTTATTTGCTACGTCCGATTTGATGTTGTGGATTTCCAGCTTCCTAATGATGACATTGAGGGGTAGCCTTAACGTATCAGCGGTCGAGTCACCTGTGATGGAACGGAATTCATCAATCAGGTCAAAGATATAAGCGTCGTATGGCTTATTTAAATCTCTTGCTCTGTCACTGGGGTCTTTGGCGTAGTATCTGATGATGTTTTTTTTTGACCATCGGTTACTACTGACTGAAGATTCTTAATCTCGTTCTGCTTAATAAGCATGCTGAGGAATGCAAAGTCTTCGGCCTTCAATCGAGCGACGTTAGCGGCGTTGACCTCAACAGGTACACGCTCACCAGCTTCGTTCAATTCTTCAAGACCCCAATCGGTAATAAGGCTGGCAATGACAGCAAAATTACGATGACTCGGTTCATTATTAAGTTCAGCAAGTGCGACATCGAGTGCTTCGGCCGCTAGATACTGAGTCTTAATCTCAACCCACGCCTTGTCTTCTTCCTTCTCCTCTTTGAGAGTGGAAGGAAGATAGACTCGTTCAATGTTCTGCGTAGGTAGGAGTGCCATTAAATTGTAGCCTCTCCGTTGATGATAACGATTTGCATGCCTTTACCGTCAGTGGTGTCGTTGATAGGGCGGTAGTTCAGCTCCTCGTATTCGATAGAGCCACTCTCAAGCTGCGGAAGCACTGTTCCGTCTGTCTTGATGTGGTTAAAGACTGCTCGGACTTCGTACTCGTTACCTGAGCCAGTAAAGTGACGGACAACCAGTGATTGCTTAGTCAAGTTGTTGACCTGTTCAACGTCTTCACCGCCTTCAAAGATTTTCTGAATGCTAATGTTGGCTGTACCAGTAGTTCGTGGCAATGCAGCTGGGTCAAATCCACCAGAACGCATAGCACCGTCGTCATTCTCAAATGAGTGAATGATGTCGTAGCTTGACCCTTCTTCAACACGGATTTGTGTTGCGGTAAGAGCGGCCGCTGCGTCATCTGCAAATCGGAACTGGCTTCGTGACCATAGAAGGGTAGGGAGCAGGTCAAAGGTGATTGTTGATGGTCGAATGTAGATGAAGTCGCCTGCAACTGCCGTGCTGACGTCTTCACTGACGGTTACTTCAGTATCGCTGGCAACTGTATCGACAATTGCATTGATGACCGTACCGTTAGCAAGCTGAACAGCAATCAAGTCGCCAACAACGAGGCCATCGGTCGGTGCTGGGTCGTAGAAGCTATCAAGCTCAATTGTGTATGGGCCAGTGCCAGTAACGGCTGAAATCTTACGGGTGGTAAATGATTTCAAAGCTGAACCAGTAACCTGCCATCGAAGTTCGTTGCCTTCTTTAACAAGTGAAATCTGACCAGCCTGGAAGCCGATAAGACGCTTGACTGAGTAGCCGTTTGAAATGTCGTAAGTATAAGGGTTCGGGTCGATTGTCTTTGAAAGCTCGAAGGTGTGAGTGTATGGCCCTGCACCAGTCGTGCTAACCTTTGTCAGCAATGAGTCAAAGAGACGAGCGCTGGTGTTTGGCTCGGCTGGAACGGTGATGTCGCCACGGTGACTGCGCTGACCTTGAAGGACGTCGAAGTTAGCAAACTTCTCGCCGTAGATAGGCATTTGGTCTACAAGGTTGTAGTTGGTATTAACTGTCTCAGAATATAGTGGCATGAATACGTCAGGGATAACTGCCGTATCAGCAGCGGTCTGCTTTTTAACGGCAAGATAGCCGAGGTTGCCTAATTTTTCACTCATTGTTGATTTTGCTCCTGATTAATTGGTTGCGGTTGAACTGGTGCAGTTGACTGAACAGAGTTAGGTTGTGGGGCAGCAGCAACGGTTGCCTGTGGAGCAACACCGATAACAGCACCGTCGGCAGCGACAGGAGTTGGTGCAGGTTGTGCTTGTGGTTCTGGTTGTGCTGATTCAATAAGTTGGAGACTTGGACTGTTGAGCTTTACGCTTGAAGTAATCTCTCCGTTGACGGTTTTACCGACACCTGGGATTACGAGTTCTTTACCGTTTTTGGTTTTGTATTTGTACATATTGCCTCCATTATCTTGTTTATGCTATGGTTTGTCAATTTAACTTCTGTCTGTTATGTACACCCTTCTTAGAAGTGTTACCGTAACGAACGCTTGGTAAATCGTATCCTGGTCTGGTGTCATGTTGACGTCGTAGTTAATTTCAGCCGAACTATCAATCACATTACCGTTAAGGCTGAGGTTACGACGGAGCATTCCCATCAGTGTGGTGGGCTTAAATGAGCCTGTCGCTGGGTCGATTTCTTCGATGTAATTAGACAGCTGGCGCATGACGGTATCCTCTGAGCTAGGATTACCGAAGCCATCTTTGCCGTTCACGTTAAGAACAATAACGATTTCCTCTGTGCGGTCATCGGTTGAGGTAGCTGAACTTGAGAATGTACCAGATACCTTTTGAATGACAACGCACGGCAATGCGCTTTCAGGTATGTCATCTGGCGCACCAAGGAAATACTCCTTGAAGATGTCCCCAAAGGTTTCTTGAGCGATATTTCTAATCAGTTGAGCGCCATCAAGATAGGTTTGCATTACATTCCCCTCGAAATCTTGAGTTCTATATCACGCTTAACAATAGCGTAGACCTTACGCTCCATCACATCATTAACGAGTAGCATTGGTCGATAAGGCATTTTGCTGCGTGGTTCAGTCGAGTTGTGATACTTAAAGTAAGCAGTCGGGTTAAAAATACGAAGTGATTTATTGCCAACATCTGACTTAAAATTGCTCCTCATCTTACCGCTTGCAACTAAGGTCTGCGTTCCACTGACCACACGGAGTCGTGACTTGCGGCGCATAGTGTCTGGTTTCACGGCTGGCCATACACGGCCCAGAACTCCACCTTGAGACTCAAAGACTTCACCTTCAACATATGAAACCAGCTCCTTGGCAATCTTTTGCATAGTTGGCTTTAGGTTTCTAAGGTGTAAATCAATACCACGCAACCGCTTGATGGTCTGCCTATCGCCAGTAATGCGAACGGTCATTTCAATCACTAGAATTGCCTTTCACGGTAGCCATTAATTGAACCCATGCGGAACTGTCGTCCAGCACCACCTTGGTCACGTGACGTTCCAGCAGTATCTTCGTTTGGCCAACCGCTAAAACCACCAGCAGAACCCTCTAGGGACGTACTAGCACCGTTCTCGTCGGTCAGGGTAACTTGTTTAGTGGCAAGTGATTTAAGGTCTGCTAAAGCGGCGCTTACTTTGGCGTCAGCGTCGAGCTTACGCTGTGATTGATATTTATATTGTGACTGTAATAGGTATCCAGCGGCCAGGCGAATGGTGATGTCTGAAATAAATGGGTTGATTGGAGCGGTAAATGGAATCGTATAGACACCGACAAGCATACCGTTAATCTTTGACTGAGCAGCTTGGCGCTTCTCATCAATCAGTTGGTCGGTAATATAGCGAGCGCCATTGAATCCAGCCTCTTGGCGAATAGCGGCGAGTGAAGCGTAGTTATTAACCCCACCACCACGTGCAGAGTTGCTTTGTGAGAGGTCGGTTTCTTCAAGAGTCACTGAGTTGTAGTAAGTATATTTATACCAGTAGTCAGAACCGCCAGTTGGGTCTTCGGTTGGGGTAGTGCCGCTATCAGCCTTGATGTCAAAAGGACTACCGACCACTACAAATTGGTCATCTGTTGGCTGAGTGCCATCGACGTTAGGCGCACGATATAGCTTAACTTGATTACCAAAGAGCCGTTGAACCATTGAAGGTTGCTTGTGTGAGAGTGACAGAGCGTTAATAGTGAGCGCCACTGTACTAGCAACAGCAGATACGCTGCGGATTTCTGTGCCTTCAGCGCCAGGTGTGCCAATGGCGATAAACCCGACGTCAAATCCAGATGTATTTTGGACTGGAAGGTTGGTAGCTCCAGCGACCACATCATCAGTAAGCACCGTTTGCTGGAGGATATTATTATCGTTGTAATTCGGTATGTTTACTGTTTGAATCATAGCTTTGTTCCTATATTACTATATTGTTTGTGTTTCCACTCAGGCGTTCAGGATTATCAAGACTTATGGCGCTTCTGTCGGTTGAACTGGAGAGGGTAATTGGTTTACCGACGGTTTGGCGAGCCTCAACGTATGCTGAGGCGGTCTGTGTGGCCGTCAACACGACCGAAATCTGTGCAACGGCAGTCTGTATCGCCTCTCTTTGAACCTCGTTGATAAGAGTCGGTAGCCCATTGTAGCTGGACTGAAGATAGCCAAAGCCAAACATTACCTAATCTCCTTCTTGAACTCGTAGTTGCGACCTTCCTTTGTGTATTGGTAGCCAAAATCAACCCCACTCCAGCCAGAAGCAATCACATTACCGCCCATGTCGGTGGTTGAGAAGCCGTGTCTAAACCTGATGGGTCGAGAACCTTCAGGAACTTTAGTCCAGTCGATTGTGTACATATGGTCTCTAAAGAAGGTGGTGAGCTTTACCAGAGCGCCATGTTCTTCTTCAGGAGCTTTATTTAGTATGGCTCGAAAGACGTTCTCATCTTGGTTGTAGGGTGAGCGGTCTAACAGAGCGGTTTCATCAATAATAAAGCCGTCTGCATATTCAGCCCTGATTGATGAGTCGAGTGGTATTGGTAAATTCATATTTTAAACCAGCTTATAAACTATAATTCGTGAACCAGCATAGATGTCCCAGTCACTTGCTTCAAGTCGGAAGCTTGTAATGTTCGTTGTTGGTGTGTATACCGAATTCCAAAGTGCGCTCGCCGTATTAAGGGTGGAAAGGTTATTGTCAAGCCCAACTGTATACATTCTAGTAGGTTCGCCAGCACGTTTTGTGATAATCAGGTCAACGTATAGGTCATCGCCAGGGTTCATTGTTCCGCCAATACCAAGACCTAAGCGGTAATATGCTCCGTTTGAACCAGTAATTGCATTTGATTGGAGTCGGGTGTAGTTTGTCTTATAGTTTGAAGTTGTGCCGTCGTTGTTTAACTTCAAGTTCCAACCATTAGTGTAGGTAGGGTTAGTAAGGTGAAACACGACTCTATACATGAAATCTGCGTCTAAATCTAGGCCAGTAACATCGTAGTTGAATGTATTAGATACAAACGTGTAGTCGAGTATCTTTTCCCACATTCCGCCGCCACCACCGCCTCCTCCAGCCACGGCTGTATCAACGTAGTTTTTAACAGATTGCTGAGTAGGAATTTTGGTTGGAGAGTTAGAAACCATATCGTCTTCATCAACAACAAAGCTCATAGCTGCGGTAGATGTGTCAGCGTTCATAACAGCACCAGCGGCGTCAACATTGGCATTGTCGGTTACGTCAGCCCCAGCTTCAACACCTGCAAGTTTCGTCTTTTCAGTATCGGTGAATGCTTTGTTGGTAGTACCATCAGCAAGCTCGTCAAAGCTGGTGGGAACTGTCGGTGTTCCTGTAAGGTCTGCATATGCACCGCTAGTTGCGATTGGCGCTAGTGAAGATTGGTCAGCTTTTGCGTCAAGTGCAGACTGCAGGTCAGCTTGAGATGATAAAGTGCCACCAATCTCACCCCATGTTGGACTACCGCCAGGTGCAGGTGTATCCGTTAGGTCGTTATATGAACCACTCGAAGCAACAGGAGCTAGAGCGGTAATACTGCTCTCAAGGGTATCAATATCTGATTCAGCAGTGTTGATTGCGTTTTGAAGTTCAGCAATCTGTTCATCAACCAGAAGACACTCAACTGCGTCGCCAGCTGTATGAGGAGATGGCGTCGTCAGCACTTGGCCACGTTCAATCGTAAATACATCGACGCTAACAGAGGTCACAAGGACAGTTTCAGCATTCGGGTCATCACGTGGGTCTGGATAAGTTTCTTTGTCCCATATCGTTACCCAAAATGTGCCGACAGTAGGGAAGCGGTTGCCTGCGTCTCCTGGCTGAATTTCAAGTGTTGTGACAGTATCATCAATCGAAGAAAGCAAGGTTGACTTGCTTCCGTTCTTGACTTGCTTGAATGCAGTCGTCATGATTTAGACCTTAACTCTCTGTCCAGGTTGCGGTAATTGTACGACCTGCAATTGCTCCTGGGCCGCCAGCATAGCTAGATGTTGTCTGAAGCTGTGTTCGCAGAGCTTGAGCAAACATAGTGCCTCCAGCAGTTGTCGAGCTTGTACCAGCACCGAATGGTGTCGAGCTGTTGTTAAAGTTGGCAGCAAGACCAGTTGTACTCATGGCTGGGTCGCCTGTTGCAGTCGTTGCAGGCTGCACGTAAGCGGCTAGGACAGCTCCGACGATAGAAAGACCAGTAGCAGGTGCATTGTTATCAATCTTGTACGTGAGAGCGCTCAGAGAGTTCCACGTACCAGCAAACTTGATGGCCTGAATCTTTGGCATAGAGTTTTGGTTCAGAGAACTGTTAATAGGACTGGCTGTATAAGCAGTCGTTGAGTCATCGACTCGTTTCCAGTTAGCTTCGGTGCGGCCAGTTGTTTCGGTAGCACCAGCACCGTTAAATTCACTCCATGTTTGTGTTGAAGCCATGTTTTTATATTTCCTCGTCTGGTGTTACCAGTTCTTTATGCCAGCCAATAAGCTTACCTTCAGAATCAAAATCACCTTTAATAATGTATTTAACGCCCTCGCAGACAATCTCTTGTCCATCGTTAAATCCACTCAATTTCTTGATGTCTGATGTTGTTTCGTGTGCTGGGATATCTGTCATATAAGTTCTTTAAAGCATGAGGAGCAGGCGCTATAACATTACTGTCTTTGACCTGCTCCTTTCTTGCTTATTTAAATATCTGCAACGTCCTGGGCAATATCTTGAGCGATTTGCTCAGGTGATGGCTCGCCGTCGGAGTTTGGCTCTGATGGCTGAGTAGGCACTTCTGAAGTGCTTGGTGGGGTTTGCCCATCTAAAGGGACAGGGGTGACTGTCTCCTCAGTCGTAGTTGCTTCAGGAGCTTGAGGAGTGGTTTCAACCACAGCTGGCTCTGTAACTACTGGGGCATTACCGTCAACAACTTCGACGACCCCAAGAGCTAAAAGCTCTTTGAGGGCGTCTTCTGTTTCGACAGGTACAACATCTCCGATGTTAAAACGTACACCGTTGCGCTTCAGGTTAGCAGTAAATCTAACTTGAGTCATTTTGATACTCCTACGCAACTACGTTTTTAATGAGGTAGAAGCAGTCAGCGTTCAACAGTTCGTAGTCGTAGTAGTCACGGACAAGGACTTCTTCACCACGTGGGTTGTTGAATGCTTCACGGGTAGCTTCACGGCCTTCTTCAAGGACGAACTTGTAACCACCGTTGATTGTCTTGCGGCCTGGCTTGTCAGTAATGTAAGCCAACCAGACGTTCTTACCCCAGACAGCGCTGAGTGAGTCGGTCTGACCTTCTACAGCAGTGTTCTCTGAGACTTTACCGATGATGACATTCTTAATGCCATAAGGAGCAAACAACTTAATGAAGTCAGCCTCGGTCATGACACCAGTTTGACTCCACTTGATACGGTCGAGGAAGTCAGGGTGGTCAACCATCTGAATCCATGCTTCCCATGAGGTAATCAGGGTGTTAGGAATCTTCAATGTGCTGGCTTTCATGGCGATAGCAGCAGTCTTGATGTCTTCAAATGGTGTTGAGTTGGTGTAGTCGCTCCACTGGTCAGTACCAGCAAGAGTCACGTTGTTGGTGATGATTGAAGTGTTTTGCAAGGTTGTTGCAAGGTCTTTCTCATCAATCAACATAAGTTTTTGCATGATGTTCTCAACTGCGTCACCCAAAGCGTCGTATGGGTCGTCAGTCATGGTCATGTCGTCGTGAGTCACGAAGTCACTCAGTGAGTGTTCGTGCAGTGGGCCGTAGTCGTCTTCAGTACGACCAAGGCTAACACGGCGAGCCTTAGCTTCACCTGTACGAACAGATGAGCTAGGAATTCGCAAGCTTTCCTTGGTGTATCCTGCAACCTTAAAGGTCTTTTTTGGTACTTTAACGACTGGGAACACTCGTTCTGCGATGAAGTCTTCGTCATCGTTCATGAAGGCATTTGAGATACCCGTCAAGTGTTGGTCAATATATGCTGGTTGTGACATTTCTTTTATTCCTCGTGTTTATTCTTTAATTATTAAACAAGTTCGTTGTACTTAATATATTCAACGATGTCGCCTGCGACAGCGGCTCGTACTGCTCGACCAAATACTCGGTTGCCAGCTGTGGTTGTTGCGACTGCTTGACCACTTGCGTCGGTAGTTAAGTAAGCGCCCTTGGCAATCGTGCCACCAGCCTTGACCTTAAATGTACCTGAGCCATTGATAAGTTGAACGGTTGCGGTATCACCTGCGACACGGCCACCATCATTGATAACACCGATAATGTCATCGGTTGCTGCGGTTGCAAGAACGAGCTTACCTGTTGCGTCAGTTTTAGCAACGTGATATTGCTTTTCTGATAGGTCTGCTGCGGTTAATGCTGAATATTCATCACCTGGTTGGTACATTTTATTTGCCCTCCTTTAGAGCTTCTTGTGCTTGTTTCTTTGCTTCGGCATAAGTCAACTTTGTGCCAGCTGAGGCTGCAATCTTCATGACTTCAACAGTCTTTTCTTGCAGTTCAACTGCAGCGTCAACCTTGTCTTTGCCTTCGTCACCGATTTCGTTCTCGTCAGCAACTAATTTGTTGTCTGGGAGATTTTCAAGAAGCTCTTTGTTAGCTTCGTCGGCTTCAATTAATGTTGCCCATCGTTCGAGTTGGTCGGCCTTGATAGCACCACGAGCGATGTGCTTGTCAGTAATTTCTTGTTCGATTGCTGCACGGGTCAAAGCTTTAGTAGCTTCAGCACTTGATTCAACCTTAGCATTGAGTGCGTCTACATCTTCTTTGCTCATGACAACTTTCTTACCGTCACGAATGTCGGCTAGTACCTGTCGGTCTTCAGCGCTAAATTGGTCAGCTTCTACTGGGGCAGTAGTGAAACCAAACTTAACTTTTTCTTCTTGTGATAGCTCATCTTTGTGTGCTTCAAGAAGTGCTTTGTCGTCAGCTTCCAAGGCTGAAGCCTCAAGAATGCGAACTTCATCGAGTGTTTTTGACATCTTTAAATCCTTTTCATTTTTAATATCGCTAATGAATAACATATTATCATCATTATCATCTTCAGCAAACTTATCAGCCTTAACAGCGGTGAGTCCCTTAAAGAACGGAATGTTCGTTAGGGCAGCGCCGACTAAGGTGTTCGGTTTTGCTTCAGAATCATAATCTTCAGGGTCTACATAGCCGCCACGGTCGCTTGGGTAGAATGATGGGCTAAGACATTTGAATCGTTTACCAAGGATAGCTGTGCGGCCTACATCAGACCACTCAAGCTTAGTTGCCCAGAGTGCGTTGCCTCGTACTTCGACTTCCTCAATCCAACCAGCGGCTTCTGCCCACTCATTGTGTGAGAAATCAATAGGGAGGCCAATAGAGCCTCCACCAGCACGGCCAACACCATTGTCGAAATTAGCTTTCATTTCTTCAAGGTCGGCTTTGGTAATCTTGAGCGCACCCTTTACAGAGTTAGGCCATGTTCCAGACTTAACAAGCATGATTTCAGATGGTAATTCATCATTAGAATCAGCCCTAATAGGTTGTAGAGTGTGAAGCGCTCCAGCGAATTTTTCTTTTGTGTTTTTGACCGCAGGTTGTGGCATATTAGCCCCATTATGCTATAAGCATGATTAGTTTGTAAATAGGGTTATTTTTTCAGCTTATCCCATTCGGCTTGATAGATAAGACGGCGACCACAACGACACCCTGGGTGGGCGGTTGGGCCTTGCAGTTTATCACCGTAGAGATAATCGAATGGAACAGGGCCTAGCTTGGCATAATCAGCACAGACATCGGTTGTACCAACTGTTTGCCAGACCTTACCAACAGCACCCGACTGGAAGCCGAACTCAGTCACACCAGTTTGATAAGCATTGACGCTTTCAGTACGGGCAATCCGTTCAGCTCGCTTTGGATTCTTTATGACCTTGTTAATACGAGCCTTGGCTTCTTCATTCGTTTCACGCAGCGCTAGGCTGGTCTTAATAGATTCAGCAATATCTTGGCGCATGGTCTTTGTAATACTGTATTCGGCTTTTGGGTTGTCGATGATTGAGCCATCTGGTTCAACTCGCTTACCAACTAGTGCCGCAACCCTATCGAGGCTTAGTTTCCTAATGATAGCGTCGGTAGAATCAATCCCAAGGTTAATACCATAGAGGTTCTCGCCTGATTGAGCGCCAGCAACCACCATGCCGACAACGTATTCAACTGAAATCTTAATGAAGTCATCTGAGTAAGGGTCGAGGTATTCATCTCGAACAATGACATCAACATTAAAGTCGGCGTTGACCTGGAGGTGGTAATTACCCCAACTGATGTACCTATCCATCTCGTTGGCCATCTTTTTAAAGAAGCGAATCATCGCCAGCGTCCATTTGGCTTCGTTCTTTAGGAGTGCAGCATGAGTTTCAGGGTCTTGCTGATATTGCTTTGACCAATCTTCGGCCGCACGGATAAGAGCAATGGTTTGAATTGCCTCTCGGTCAGTAGTATCGCTCATGGTTAATCCCTGAGAATGATGTCAATTAGTTTCTTTTTCGCTGACTTTGCGTCTGCAATGATTGAAGCATTTGTCTGCTTTTCTTCGGCGTCTTCTTTATCGAGGTCGTCCGATTCCTTTTTAGAATCTTGTGGAGCGTCTTTCTGCTTTGTGTCATCTTTCTTTTCCTCGGTTGGGGTTGTGTCAGGCTGCTTGTGTCTTTCTTCGTATTCAGCAATCTCTTTTTCACTGAGTTCAGGCAGTCCAACCAGCTTACGCAGGCGGTTCTCGGTTTCGGCATTGGCGGTAATTGCTCCTGCGTTAATCAATGCTGATACGGCTGTCGAGATAATGTTGACATCATCATCAGCAATGCCGTTAATCACGTATCGTGGATAGTCGGTAACATTACTGTAGTTAAGGTCAACCAGTGTCTTAATGAGGTCATCTTGAATCGCTTTTTGGAAGTTCTTTGCAATACCTTCAAGTGATTTGTTGAATAGGCTAGTGTGGTCTTGGCTAACTGCTCGTGAGCCGCCAGCAGATTGGCCAGAACCTAACATAAGGAACTGAGCCAGTGCAGATAGAGCAATCTGGGTGTTAAGGTGTTCGATAGTAGGCAGCACTTCTTTGGTGCTTTGAGCTTGCATATCAAGCATTTCAACATCGACACCTTCTGGAAGTTCGAGGTAGGCTTCTTCGTTTGCTCGCATTTGTCGGAGTGAGTTCCTGGCTCGGTCGAGTTCAGGTTCAGACACAGTGCTGTTCGTGTTGGTCTTTCGCAGAATCGGAATACCAACAGACATTCGCTCAAGGGCAATAGCGTTCATAAGTTCGAGAGCGTCTTTAATCTTCCATGGCTTGTAGGCAGAACGGAGCATTGAAATACCAGCAAGGTTATCACCTTCACGTTCGTTGGTGATAATGATGAGCTTCATGCGTGGAATGCTGACACGAGCTGGCTTACCAGTCCCGACGTTGACGATATTTTGAGTGATTCCTGGTTTACTATCTAGCGTTGCCCACGCTTCAATAGTTCGTTGTTTACGGAAGGCGAGTTTCTTCAGGCCGATACGTGGCTTACCTTCAAAAGTAGTCAGTTCAAATACAATCTCGAAGACAGCGTGGCCAAACTCAAATGATGTCGCACCTTCACGTACAAAGTCAGGCCAGGTAATGTTTCGGTGGAGTAACTCACGCTTCACGAAACGGGCAATCTCCTCATTGATGTCACTCTCATCGTCAGCCGCCTCAATGTCATGGTCAGCACCAATAATAGGGTTCTTGACGACACTAAGGACGGCGTGAATCGTTGGGTCGCTACGTCGCATGATGTCATACGCTTGAAGTCCACGGATTCCCGTCAGGTCGTAGTTATATTCTTCGCTTGTGATGAAACCCTTGTAGATAAGTGTTCCACTTTCACCAATTTCACTACCTGCTTTTGCTGGTAAACTTGGTTGATTTGGTGTTGGTGTTGAGTCAGGCATAATGTTAGTTCAAAGTATAAGCTAAAAGCCTCGATTAAGTCCACTGGTTATTGGTGTCATCTTACCACTTCCTCGACTATCCGTGTCACTTTTTCTTGTTGGAATCAATGGTTGGCGGTTAGTCGGAGTGCGGTTTCCGCTGGCAAAGGCAAGAGCTAGGGCGTCTGAGTAGTCTGGTGACTTTCCACCAGTACGCTTTTTATAGTCATCTTTTGATTCAACCTGAATCTTACCTGAGCGGTTAATAAACCAGCGTCGGCCAGCCAGTTCATCGAATAATCGTTGGTCTTTTGGAATCGAAATCTCTTTACGAATAAACCAACCACGCAGATTCCAATACAGCTCGGCCGTAATGTCATGGAACTTCTCTGGTTGCTTCATATATTCCTTGCTGGAGAAGTTGTAGGCGGCCAATTGGTATTGGTGTGGTGCTTGACCTGATTCAGCCAGCTGCTTACTAATCTGCCGCAATCGGTCAGTCGTACCACCACCGTTACCCGTGTCGTCGATGTTAATACGGACGTTGAAATCCATTGGGTCGATAATGTTGAGGATTTTATTAGCCGATTCCATCAGGTCGGTCTTGCTCCAGCCGATAATGTTCTCAACCCACCCACCATGTCGATAGATATTCACAGTCATGTCATTACCCATACGAGCCATGTCCTGCCCATATTCAGGAGCGCCATCAGGAATATTCCAGCCAGATAGTTCAGCGAATGTGAGACCAGATTCTTCGTCAATACGGCTCATCTCCATCGCTTGAGTAATCAAGTGGGTAGGAATCAACGCTTGTTCAGCTTCGCTTGGGAATTCACCCATCACCAATGATTGCCAGGCAGGTGAGTCAAGCCCCCATTCGTGATAACGAGAGTAGACGACGCTTGGGCTAATAAGTCCGACGTACACAGGGTTCATCTTCTTTTGCAGCACGGCGTCAACTCGTGCCGTCCACTCAGCTTGAGAGATTCCTCCACGTGGCGTATAGACTTCGAGTAGCTTTTCGACTGTCGTAATACCTGTTGAGGTAAAGTTGGGCGTCATGAAGGCTGATACGGTAATGCGGTTGTAGCCTAGCTCTGGCTTTGTGAAGGCGTCGAAGAACGTACCTGTCGGGCTGGTTGGGTTTCCAATCAGAAGAACGTGAGCGTTAATGTTTGGGGTAATAGCGGCCACACCCTTAAAGATAGGTTCATCAACACCACCTGCTTCGTCCACTACCACCAAAATGAAGTCGGCGTGGTAGCCAAAGAAGTTTTCAGGTCGTGAAGTTGATAGCCCAACCGCATACCAGTCTGTATCCAGAGAGAGTCCAGCCTGGGTCACTTCCTTATCGGACAACTTGAAGCCTCTGAGTTCGGCTTTCTTAACGGCCGTGGCAATTTCACGCCAGAGAATGTCTGTGACCTGACGCCAGGTTGGTGCGGTTGTCACAACAATCGAGCCTGGGTGAATCATCAGAAAGGCGATAACGATACGGGCAGCAATGAAGCTCTTTCCGATAGCGTTGCAGGTCTTCACGGCCGTCAGCTTGTATTTGAAGACTGACTGGATAATCTCAACTTGAGTCTCCCACGGCAGCTCACCCAATACTTCGATGATGAATTCTTCTGGTCGGTCTTGGAAGACTTCGAGAAGAAAGTCAACCTCAGATTCCGTTATGTTCGTCGTTGACATCAACCACCTGACCTTCCTGGACGTTTGCCGCATTGCGACGTTTGTTAAGGAGCGCTGCCCATGAGTTGCCAGCTTCTACTTCGACTGGCTGGGTTGGCATGCGGAAGTTTGGGTCTACGTTAGCAAGGAATGTCTGCATTGCCCTGACGTCGCCTTTGCCGCTGACGGCCTTCACATACATGGCGTTGTAGACTTTCTGAACACGGGTCTGGGAGAAGATAACTTTGCGACGTTCGGCTACAAAATCCCAGAACTTTGGAATGTCACGACGCCACTTTGTCAGCGTTTCTCGTGATACACCTAGCCGTTCAGCGAACTGTCCGACGGTCATTTTCTTATACGTTCCATCTTCTTCAGTGATGAGTCCTTGCACCACACAGTAGTCAACCCAGGCTAATTGTTGTGCTGACAACATCGAAATATCAGTAATCTTACTCAACGCCAAACCACGACCAGGGTGCGGTGCTTCGTTTTGTGTCAGGCTTTTTGTATTTTCCATTTAGAAAAATAGTAGCTTAGTTGAGCCATTTATTCAACGTCTGTTCTGCCTCTGCTGTTCTAATGCTATGGTCTATCACACCAATGAGCATGCCTGCTGGAATGGCCAACAAAATAAGCCACAAAGCGATTTTATTCTCACGTTTCATGCTCGATTAAATCCTTGTCCGTGGAGTGGGCAAGTCGATACCGTCATGCCTGTCCGACAAATACATGAGCCGCCAGTTGATGTCATTCTGGTCGGGTCAAAACCTGCTGGAGCGGTTGAGCTTTCCTGGCTAGTGTAAGTGAACTGTGACTTGCTAATCTCAAGCACCTTCGCATGAGCCAGAGCGTCTTCTAAATGGCTTACAATCTTATTGCGCTGAAGGCTGTTTGGTAGTGCCTTTGCTGCAACGATTAAGTCTGAAATGTGTTCTGCAATCATGATTTATCCTTTGCTTGTAAGTAACCTTCGAGTGTCTTTTTATCTATGCCTAAATGGAACGATAGCTTCTCAATCATCTTCTGTCTATCGGCTTTGATGAGGGCGAGTACCTGAGAGTGCCTAGCTCCGCATGTGTCGCAATCAACCTCGCCACAGTCTGGGAATATTTTGTCGATGGCGCTTAAAAGCTCTTGGTCTGTCTGGTTAGAGGTCATAACTGTTCAACCTTTCCGTCAGACCACTCAACTCGTGTGCCGTAATCTGGGTGAGCGTAGATATGGACGGTATAAAGGTCTTCGATGTCGTCCCACCAGACACAACTGCCAGAACCAACCAACCATCTTTGAGCCACTTTGCCATCTGAGAACACACACATCTCAAACTGAGGGTCTTTAGCGTCGTTATAGTTGGCTTTTTCAAACTCATCTTTAAGCTTTTGTGCTTCGGTTCGATATACGACGGCTGTTCTCATCACTTTTCTCCAATCTTGTAGCCACGCTCAGAGGCTCGTTTACGTTGTTCTCTTTTGATGACGTTTTCGTAAGTGTCGTAAGACTGCTCTCTTGCTATATAGGTAGTGAGGGCGGCTTTGGCTTTTTGAGCTGCTGGGTAATTTTTGAGGCTACTGGCTGCCGTGGGGTCGCCGAGTAACAGTTCGGCTATCACTTCCTCTACTGTCAGTTCTTTACTGCTGGTCATTTCCGCACTCCGTTCTCTTTGGCTGGTTCACCAGTTGTGATGTCAGTTGGCATTTGATTCTCCTTCTGTGTTAAGGGAGGCTTGAAGGCTTTTAACGATAGATTGTTCGTCGTGTCCGTGTTCGCCTCGCATAATCTCGTATACGATTTCTTGTCGTTCTTCAACCACAGCCTTATCTCTCCATTGAAGGAGGGCTTTGCGAACTATACCTTCTGCCTCTGGCATGTTGTATATGACACCAGCTCTGTAATCTCCCAGTATTTGCTCTAGCGTAGTATCTTTATGTTGTGGGGTGGTCATGACTTTTTCTCCTCTGGCATAAAGCTCACCGTGTCATCGTACATAACCATCGTCTGATAAGGATTGCCGTTTTTGTTGTAAACGACGCCTCCTACAAGTTCAAATCCTCGGCTAGAGTAGTCCGTGACTTTTTCACATGGGACAACAACGTAATCCGATATATAACGCCAGGTCTCACTCATCGCTAATCCCTGCCTAAACTAATTATCTTCACCAGAGCAACAATCATCAGCACGAATATGATAATTAAAATTGCCAGAATCGGTAGGGAATAGTCAACCAAATCGCTTTGAGCCTGTGGGTAATATGGTTCAGTCCCAATCATCTCACGAGTGACTTGCGCCGCTGGTTGCAGTTGGTAACTTTGGGTTTCTTCGAGTGGTAATATTTCTTGTGTCATTTTTCATTTCTCCCTTGTTCAGCTCCTTGGTGAGCTGCTAATACAACCAAATCTCGAATTGCTTTTAGCGTCTTCTCGTTCAGCCGACGACCAGACAATCCGTACTCAATTGCATTTATTCTATTTATATGTTGTCGCAAGGTTAGTGGTCGCTTGCGTTTCGGTTTGAATTGTGGGATAAGTTCACTCATCGTTTTTTGTCCTTGATTTTTGTTAGTCCTTCTTCAAGGATAGCTTCGGAAGTAACTCTTTGGTTGTACTCTTTTTCAGCCTTTGCTTCATCGTGAGCCTTGAGCTGCATAGCGTAAATCATCAACTGCAATCCTGCTTGCTCACTAAGGGTAATATCGAGAGAGAACTTCTGCGCTCTCCCTGTTGAACTGATGTTAATTCTAGCCATGACAATCCTCCGCAACTGCTCGGTTAATAAATTTGTTCAAAATGGGTTCTTCTAAAATCTCGTCTAACGTCGTGAGAGCGTCTGTAAGGCCATTCAAACTTTTAGACAGCACGTTTTCCATGTACGACTGTTCAACGGCCTTACGCTGCGTCTCAGGCAGTCCTAGCCATGTTTCCCATAGCAGTTCACTTGCTTGCAGGACGGTTTGGAGTTCGTTCATCATTTCTTTCCTTCCCTGAAGGCATAGGGGTCAACTGCGGCAACAGGAGCAAGCTTGCTTGGTGTTCGAGACCGTAAAGCTTTCACACGAGTTTCCTGTTCACGTTCTTTTTCCATGGCGATTGCGTATGACTTTTTTTGTGCAGCTGAAAGTTCTTTAGAACTATCCTGCGGCTTGTCCGCTTCATGCTTAGATTTCTTTTCTTTTAATTTCTTTATATTAGATTTAATTATATTTAATTGGGGGGTTACTGTACTCAGACTGTGGTCAGACTGTTCATTTTCAAGCAAAAAAATAGTCATTTGATTATCTTCTTTATCTGTTGATAGTTGTATTTTACTCTGTAGCCAGTCTGGTAACTCATCAATGGCTTTTTGGATTCCCTTTTTAATACTAGGATTTAGACGTTGATGTTTAATAAAGTTCGTTAAAACAAGCCAATTTCGCTCAAAATACATACGCCCATCGTTCGTAAATTTCTCCAAAGTTGCTTCAATAAATTGCTTATCCAGGTCAGTATCAAAAGCTACTTCACGTATAGATATTTCGTAAATTCCAGCCAAAGTTGTTCTTGGATTTGTAAGGAAATAAATGAACAGCAATTTTTCTTGCGGATTAAGCTCGATAATATACGAGTCTTTCCAAAAATTTACGTTGACAATTCGAGAACTAGCCACGAGGATTTACCCAACCTTCCTTTTCTTTTTCTAAATTACATGGCTGACAACTTAACACGAGATTTGAATAATCATTAGTCCCACCTTTTGACAATGAAACTATATGGTCTACTTCAATATGTCTATAGCGATTAACCACGACACCAGCCTTTATTATTTGATAGTCTTCATAAAACTTTTCTCTACAGTAGAAGCACCTGCCCATCTGTAAAACAAATTGCTTTTCTTTGTGGCGCTTGAATCTGAGTGTCTTTTGCATAGAGCCAAACTGAGACCTTAAAACACTAAGCTCTAGTGGACTCACTGTGTATATCATAAAAAATAAAGAAGCCCCTTCTGGGACTTCAAGTGTGCGTAGTGCGCTGATTAGACTTACTTAAAGAATATCAAGCAAAAGCGACGCTGTAAAGCCCCTGTTTAATTTTTATTAGCAAGGGCTTGGGTCTAATCAGGCACTCGCTAGTAATTCCAACTATACACCAGCCAACATGCTTTCGTAAATATCAAAAACACAGACTGGGTACAGCCTGTGGAAACTATGTGCATAAAAGAACTCGACCAACATCGTGCGGAGGGTCGAGTCCAGTGCGCTATACGTTCTCTAGCACCTGAAGAACGCTTTGCTCATTACTCGCATTAGAATCTGGTCGTGGGAATCTATACTGCCAAACTCTCTCCACTTGAGTAATTAGCCTCATCATACCATAAGGTATATGATGGTCAATAGAGCAAACTAACGAGGAATATATCATGGCTACCATTGAAAAAATCTTACTAACATTATTTGTCTTCGCTGCAGCTGGAAGTTATTGGGGCTGGGGACTCGCATGGTGGGCGGCCGTCTTCGGCTTCGCTTACGTCATAGCCGTCGTTGTCAACGTATTCTTATCACAGAATACCGCCCGATAGTCAATATAACCTGTGGGTAAGTCGCCGTTTATCCACGATTTTTGGACAGTTATCCCCAAACAAGAAAAAAGACCCTTAGCGCTGGGTCTTTTTTTCATTTACGAAAGTGGTTGTGGCAACCACCAAGATAATATCACATGGTAGCTGGGGAGGGAATTGCACCCACGTAGACTGGCTTATGAGACCAGCTGGAGAAACTAACACTCCACCCTGCTGAATTAATAATATCATGGTACACACGCAGGGACTCGAACCCCGATTGCTAGAGCCAAAATCTAGTGTCCTACCAGTTAGACGACACGTGTATGTGGCGACCCCACGGGGAATCGAACCCCGACCCACTCGCAGACAACGAGACATACTAGCCGTTATACTATGAGGTCATTTGGCATAGGTTGAAAGACTCGAACTTTCTCTAACGGTTTTGGAGACCGCCGTGCTACCATTAACACTAAACCCACACATGGCCCTAACGGGTGGACTCGAACCACCAACCCTTCGATTAACAATCGAACGCTCTACCGTTGAGCTACATTAGGATATTTGGTCAGGATAGAAGGTGCTGCCCCCTCTGCCTCTCGCTCCCAGGGCGAGCGCTCTGCTGATGAGCTATATCCTGAAATTAAAATAAGACCCGTCGGGGTCTTTCTATGTTTTTACAATGCAACTAAAAATCAGACCCCTTGTGTCGTGCTTCCTGGCTGATTATCTTGCCATGTAAAAATCATATCTGAATGATACCTTATTTATGACAAAACAAAAAGCCCTTCGTGAAAAGGACTTCTTGCTGTTATCAACTCACAGCTCTACGTTTTTTTGGGCATTACGTTGTGAACAGGGCTGTGTGTAAGATACTAAACTAACTTTCTGATAGCGATGTACGAAGATTGAAACAATCTTATGAGATTATTCTATGCAATATCGCCTTCAACCACAAGACTATTTGTACGCTCCTCAAACTTCTGTCCGACCGCCTTTGGAGTTGGAATCCAGGCCATTCCCCTGACTCCAAATAGCCACTTAATAGAAGCTACGGCAGGGCCAGCTGTATCGAACAATCCACTGAAGGGTGTCATAACCAAAACTTTGGCGTGTTCTAAGAGCTTCTGAGGCACGTTCTTTTTGGTATAGCGTAGGTTCTGCCATAAACCAATTTGATTAGCTCCTAGCCACATAGCAAGGCCTGGAATGGCCGCAATTGTCAGTGGGTTGAGAGCCTCAGTGCCAATCAGGAACGATGTAAAGTTATAACCGACATAAAACATCAGTAGTACCAGTGAAATGATAGACACGGGCAGTCCGATGGCGTAGGTGAGGACACGAAGTCGAATCACCAACTGAATCTTAATCCGCTCTCCTAACGATAGCTTCTTCCACTCAGGCAGGCTACGGACATGAGCCACACCTTGCAGCGCCCCAAGAACCCATCGCTCCCGTTGTTTGTACGCAGCCTTGACCGTGAACGGTGGCTGTTCAATCATCTCGACACCGTGCCAGCCAAACGACTTCTTTCCAAACTTCAGGAAGAACATCAGGCCAAATACCAGGTCTTCTGCGATGAGCGGTTTGTCACCTAGTGTTCCGATGTCCCACCCAATCTTATTTTCGAGTCGTTCCTGCACGACGAGGTTTGACCCGTGAAGATGAAGTGGAGCAGGGTTGGTCATCATCAGGTAGCACTCATGGCAACCAAATGGCCGACTGGATTCCATCGTCCGACACATGATGTGAGAATCTTCCCACTCTAATGGATAGCTGATTGAACCCTCAGAGATACCCAATGGCTTCTTCAGCAGGTTACGCACCAGGCGAGCCAGGTTGTCTTCGGTAAAGACAGATTCTTCGTCGTAATGCACGATATACGAATTACGAGGAGTCTGTCGGTGAATCTCAACCATGTAGTGCAAGGCACGAGCCTTGAGCTGCGTTCCATTGGGCGTCTGATAGTCAGCAGGCAATATGTAAGTTGTCACGGGGATTGGTGCGTCAGCGAACTCTCTATCGAGCGCCAGCTTATCTTCCATCTCCTCGGTGATTACCTCGACTGAAACAACGTGTTTAAGAATCGGATATTTGCCAACGGCTTTTATCGCATACTCAATCCCACGCCGAACCACTGCTACTGACCCACCTTTGGTCGTAATCTGAATCACGAATAGGATTGGGTGGCGTGACTTGAGCCGTCGCTTTAGCAGTCGGCCAATCTCTTTGTTAGACACGGCCGTTCGGTCGATATGACCCTTGGAGATGGCGAATGCCGCCACCCCCCAGAAATATAGGTAGGTGAGATTAAGAATAATCACCACTACCATAAAGGCGTCGATGGGGTTCATTGCTTCCTGTTGCCTCCACCGAAAGCGTAATAGGCTAGGAATACGATGACCGCAGCCATAACAATCCAGAACAGGATTCCACCAAATATTTCACTCATGATTGACTCTCCTTATTTTTATTAACCAGATACCTGATAACAACTGGCACTGAGAACTTCTTTACGATTCCGAGTGGTTGTACCTGCTCTTTATAAATCTTCTTCAGGTCTTCGACAAGCTCTTGGTCTAGACTAGCGGTTTGATATTGTGATGTCATTTCTTTTCTCCTTTTATTAATTCTGGGTTTTGGTAGATGTTGCCAACTACTTCGCAATCATCAAATCCATAATGATATGAAAGTTCTCCTGGGTCGTCGTACTCGAACCACTCCTTGCAGTAAAATCCTGGGTGGTTTGAACCAGCACCGTCCCATTTCAAATCATCAAACCACTCGACAACACCAATATAATTAACGGCTTTGACGATGTCTCCCTCATAGATTTCAACACCATTATCGTCTTTGATTCCCGTATATTGCAGTGGTTCAGAGATTGTAAAGATTTGATTTGATTCCAGGGTTTCATCGTCATGTACGATACCTTCATCTTTATCAAGGTGAAAATAAGTCATTCGATTCAGCTCTTGAACATAGGCTCTAAACTTTAGCTCTCTCATATCCGCTCCTCCTCGATACCATGCTCACGCTTGTACTTTTCGATAATCTGCTGGTCACGGTACTTGATATATTTTTTTAAGCCATCGGCCATGTCGAGCCTGACCGCCTGCACCGTCTTGGTTTGCGAACGGTCAGAGCGTTGCAGATTAGGCAGGGTCAATCCTGACTCGTCCATAATGCGGTAGATGTCGCCAGTGGGATTTTTGTGAAACTCCATCAGCATTACCGCTCCCTGTACTGGTCAATGTAAATGTGTGTCCAGTTGCGTGGGTTAATAATAATCGAAAGACCCTTACGCTCATCTTTCAGCAGGTGAGTTGGCTGTTCACTGGCAATGTCGTGAGACACACTTGCATAGACTGGGTTGTTGAACAGGTAGGGAATGCCGCTCATGAGCGTGGCTCGCATTTCCTTGGCTTGCTTCAGTGGCATTGCAACCCTAATCATTGGCTCGTGTGGGTTATCCAGATATAGCGTGACGATGACCGTCTTTTTTAATTCGTCTTCAGTTTTAGTTGATTTCTTGGTTGGCATTTTCAATCTCCTTATTATTTTTCTCCTGGGCGACTTCTTCTTCGTAACAGTCTTCACAAACTGGAAAGCCGAAGCCTGTTGGGTTATGAATCGTCCTTGATGTGTAACCATCGCCAAACGTCATATTCTTGAAACAGTTTGAACAGTTAATTGGCAAATCCATATTGGTCGAATAGAGAACGATAGTCATATTTTCAGGTACGTCATGTTTCACATACTCGTGAGCTTCAAAGTCCCACTTTCCTAAAATGACGGGTGTAAACATATTCATTCCTGCTCGACCGCCATTTCCTGATACTCCATATCCTCATCACTCAGCTCTTTGTGGCGCACGAGGTATCGCTCTACCTCACTGATGGGATATTCCTGAATGGTTCGGTAGCTACGGACATACACCTCAACGTGTGGCTCTCGGCCGTTGCTGCCACGACCCCAGTTCTTTACGACCACTCCGATGAGGTTATTTTCTACGACGACAATATCGCCAAATACTAGTTTCATGACACCAGCCTTTCGATTGCTTCTTTAACTTTTTGAGGTAATTCAACCAGGTAAGTGATTTGGTTGGTTCGCTCATCAATTGCGGCTACAACTTTGTATTGAGCCGATAGGTTCTTTGTGTCAAAAGCTAGAATCTGAGACTCTTTACTATTTGCACGATTCAAGCTGTAATCGTATCGGACGTTCTTGTGCTGGATTACTTTCTTGTATGCGTAGGCCATTATTCACCTCCTTTGTATTTACGACTGTCGGCCTGAGCCAGAATCAATGGGATTGCTTCAACTGATATGTAGCCAGCAGGGTTATTGTCATACTGTTGAATAAACCAATCCTCAAACTTGTGGTGGCCGAAGACCATAATCTCGACGGTCTTTGATTCTACCGTAGCTTCGGCTGATATTGGTGGGCTGCCGTCATGATTGGTGAGTGATTCATGTATCTCACTCAGCCTCTCGTGGTTGTCTGAGTAGCTGCCGCCACCGAAGACAATGGAAACCTGATTGCCGTTGTCGAAGCTGTACATCGTGGCAGCTCGCTTGTGACTTGATATTGTGGTTATCATAACGACTCCTTTAGTAATTGATTATGTAAATCTGCGACTATCTGGTAGACCGTGCGAGCTTCCTCCAGACTCTTAATCTCGCCAGTGTGGTACTGATAGCCCAGGCGTTTAGCGATGTGAGCGTATGCCTGACCTCGTTTAATCATTCCCGATTTCCACAGTGGGTCGAGTAGGTCATGAATCTTAATTCGTGCCTTCAAGATTTCTGGTGTGGCTAGGTAGCCAAGGGGTAAGGTGCGATTGGTAGTCTTGTGGTGGCAGCCAACCCATGCGCCGCAGGTATCGCAGTGCCAGAAGGGAAGTTCGGCTAGGTCTGGTCGGTGTGGATAGCGTTCAGTGCCATCGGTGAGACGAGCTTCGACTTCGGTTTCACAGCCTGTGCAGTAGATAGTCTTTGTTACCATGATTGCTCCTCAACTTCCTTTATTAAAACTACGTGACCAATCTTTTTAGGCAGTCTAGCCAGCCAGTAAACCTTTAGTTGATTACCAAAGATTTGATTGACGCTTTTTTCGTTCATGGGGACTTCGGCGGTGTACTTTCTCGTCTTGTCATACATCAACACACCAGCGTCGCCGTGACTTGAGAATATTGGCCTTTGAAGTTTTACGATTATTGGTCTTGTGTAGCCTTTCATATTTTCTTTCCCGTCACGACCCGAAAGCCATTCTTTTCCAGGAGGCTAATCCAGCGTCGTTTTTGATTATCGTTTGTGAGTGTCTCGGTTGCCACGTATTGACCCTTGCGAGCAGTTACGGTGAGTGATGATTTCTTTGATGTGGTTGCGTTCATATTGTTGACCCTTTGTTTAGTTATTAAGCGTATGGTGCTAGTAGCAGGTTGTCAGCGATTACTCGCTAGACAATTGCTCTACGTCCCGACAAAAGGCTGAACCGCTATACTCAGATTCTTTCTCCAGTTTCCAGCTAAAGAATCCGTTAGCTTTACCAAGTTCCTTGGCTTCGTCATCACTGTTGACGATAGCCCAAGCCATTTGGTGCCAATGTCGTCCTGGATTGAATATTGCAATCATAACCTTCCTTTCGTTAATAACCGACAATCTACTACCAGCACTACTACGCTCAATTGTTAATGTTCAGCCTTTGCTGGCTAGGCGTTCTGGATAATTTCAATCGCTTTTCGTATCTCGGCTTTGGTCATTTCCAGTGCGTCTCTCAGACCGTCCAGGTATGTGCCGTGTTCGTGGTTGGCGATTAGTTCTTCTGTTGATTGCATTTGATTTCTCCTTTTAGTTAATGAGTATCTAGGCAGTGCCAGTTTATTAGAGTGACCCCCAGCAAGCGCTGGCTTATATAGCACAGGTCACTGATTGTATCCTAGAGTGCCTGTACCGCCTTCAGCAAGTCAGCCAACTCAATTTGTGCAGCGAGAGGTATGACAACCTTGCCGCTTTTGAAGTCTCCCTTTGAACTAAGGTTCTTAGTCTCGATTGAGACGTTGCCGACTTTCCAGCCTCCCTCAAACGCTGACTTCTGAATCTTCAGCTCGACAGTTACGATTGAGGTTGGGCTTCCGAGCCAGTCCTGGCACTTGATTCCTTTGAAGAAGGTGTCTTTCTCCCAGCTGAGTGCCTTCTGGGTGAAGCCAAGCTTCTTGATTTCTGAAGCTAATTTGGCGCTGGTCTTGATTGATGTGTTGTTCATGATTGTATTCCTTTGAGTTTAAGTTGTGTGGTTGAGCAGTTTGGTGACTTGCTCAGGTCTGGTTGATTATTCTCCAGTACCGTGCTGGCTGATTTTGCTTTCAAGGTATTCTTTGCGGAGGCGGTAGAAGTTTGAGCGGTTGCCACCGTCAAGCAGGTTGAGGTGAGTGCTGATTGGGTGAACGCTTCCATCTGTACTTACCCAGAAGTCAACTCCTCGTAGTCCTGGCTTGCCGTTTGCGTTGATGACTGCGGTGGTAACGTGATACCAGAGGGTGCTGCCTTCGCTCGCAAGAGTGTGTGGCTCTTTGCTGACTGCTAGTACAAGGTGCGTGTGGCCAAGGCGGTTATAAACCATTCCGTCCCATGCGGTTAGTATTCGTCCTGGCTTGATTGAGTATTTGGTTGTTGTCATAACGGTTTTTTGCCTTTCGTTATTGGTTGTTCCTACCTCTTATAATACGCCCTTTTGATATAATGTCAACTATTTTGTGTTAGATTCTGTTAAGAAATTGGTTTTAGGCAATTTTCCAGATGACGTAGGCTGATTTTTCGCCGCTGTCCCATGTGTCCTTGACCTTGCCGCCGCTGACTGCGACTACATGGTTTGCCACCTGTACAACGTAAGTGTCTCTACTGAGAAGTGCCACCTGTCGTGCGGTCAGACGCTTGCCGTTGGTCATCACAGGCAGCCGTGTTCCAATCTTATCCAAATAGGGGACAAACACTCTTTTGTCGTTTGGCGGCGCTAGGGCCTCTCTACCGAGCGCCGTCAGCTCGTCGTAGACCTCCAACCAGCTTTTGCCAGTCGCAATGCTTATAGCCCTGAATACGCAGTCTCCGACCGTTCTAATGCCCTTTGGGTGAGGATTGGTGAACTCGAAGGTTGAGGTGTTCTTTCGATATGCTGGAGTGGCCATTAGAGTGCCACTTTCAACGTCATACCGTCGAATGGTTCGAGGTAGAAGTCATTGTTACCGATGACGTAGACGTTCTCGCCGTAGATGATGTCTTCGACACGGCGGCTGAATTCACAGAAGTCGTAAGCGTCGTCGTTAAGTAGGATAACCATTCCGTCAGAACCACGCTCAAAGGCTTCAACTCGTGGAGTGAGTCCTTCGCCGTCGAATGCTTTAAGTTCTTTGTTGATTCGCTTTGCGATAATTTCGTAGTGGGTCTTTGTTGCAGTCATGGGTTTTTTGCCTTTCCATGTATTAACTTACTCTCTGATAGTACACCCATTTTCACATTGTGTCAATGATTTTGCATTAAATTATATTAAGAAAGTTATCAACAAAAAAACCAGCTAGATTTCTCCAGCTGGTGTAAAGTCCTCACAACTCCATTTTGCTCAGTAATTCTCGCACTGCTACTGAGGGTCGGTAAGTGTCTCAACTTGGGTTCTTACCCTACCTATCATTTTAGTTCATGTAGCCGATAAATCAACAAGAAAAAGTGCTAAAAAATAAAGCACCTGTGGATAGGGTCAACTAAACCACAGGGCTTCTAAATAGGGTGGCGACTTAACAACTGTCTCCGTTTTTAATTCTAGCTTGAAACCTCTTGATTATCAACATCGTTCACAGCCAGGTAATCTTCACAAATTGCCGTGAGCGCATTAGCTTCTAAATCTCGATTTGCTTCGCCGCTGAAGTTGCGTTTGGTTCGCATGATGGCAATTGCTTTCTGGACAATTTCATATTGACGTTCAGTCAGGTCGAGCTTCATGCGATTTGGGTTGGACTCTGGACTATCTTCTGAAGCTTCTTCGAGTCCAAGCAGTCGTTCAACTTCGCCTTTTGTTTGACCAGTTGCTTCCAATAGGTCGGGATTATTTTCGAGCAGCCAGCTGTCCCATTCAGCCAAAAGTTCCATGTCCCATTCACCAGAAATTCTGTTGGCGGCAATGTTTGCGGCCTTCTCAGTGGCCTCGTCCCAACGCACAACACGATAGGCATAATGCTCGTCTTTGAAGGTCACGTAGCCTATGGCGACCGTGCCAACGCTATTTGGTTGTTCAAGCCGTGTCGTAATTTGAACCTTTTTGTTACCCTCTAAAGCACGGAAAGCTTCGGTTCGTTGATGTCCTCCAACCAGCATTCCAGTCGCTTCATTGAAGACTATACCTGACAAATCACCGAACCTTGCGACCGAATTCTTCAAGGCGTTGAAGTCGTGGTCATTGATTTTACGGGGGTTATTTGGGTTCGGATTTAGGTCATCTAAATCTATGATTTCTACCATTGTTATCTCCTAATTGATACCTTAGTTATAGCACACCCTTACCCCTATTAAAACCGTGTTAAGCATTACAACAATACAGGGGTAAAAAAATAAGATGACCGCTTGCGAGGGACGGTCATCTTGGAAGTTTTTGTGGAGTTTTTGTGTTGAGGTTTTTTGAGTTTTTGGCGTTTTTGTTTTTGTGTAGTGGCGACTGTTTTTTGTTCGTCACTATCTATAGCGTAAACCATGCGGAACACCTTTGCAATAAGATTTTAACAACAATATTTACAAAGTTATGCACACCATTATTAGTGTTCATTTTGGATTTTCTGAAAATAAAAAACGGCCATGAACACCAAAATTATCGAACCATTTTTGTACTCATTATTTTCGAGCCATAAATTGCAAAACTTGGCGCTGCACATAGTCAGGATTTCGCCACAAATCGGCAGCCTGAATATGAAAAAGTGTCCAGCCAAATTGTCTCATATATTCATCACGCTCCATTTCTTTTACGACGTCCATGTGCCAATCACGGCCGTCAATTTCTAAGCCACGACGACGCTCGACGTCCCCAAAGTCTACAAAGCTTTTGCCGACACGTACTTCACGTTCATAACCATGACGTTTCAGGAAGCGCCCTAACGACACCACGTAAGCCAACGGGAATTTAGTCCGTGGGTGTCGGTCATCATAAAACGTCACCACATGGCCGCCCATAATGCGGATAAACCGTACTTCTGCAGGGCTGATATAAAGCATGCGGCTGCGACGCCCGATTTGGGAGCGAAGGATATAATATTTCTTCTTTATTTTTAGCCACGACATTGGTACTATTATCCCAGATGATTCCTCGGAGTCATAGCACTTTCGGTAGCACATATGTTTTATGTTCTAAGAAGTAACCTTTGATAAAAGACGCCAACCCGTTTTATATTCAACAAATTTCAATAGCGCCCCTGTTCTAGCTACCAACGGGGGTGTTATTTTTATGTTGACATGGGAAATGATTGTACATATAATCGTGATTAGCTATTTAACACGAAAGGGTCAACAGGTATTGAATAGATAAGTTCTTATTATCGTCTATTTATATTAACAATTAGGGGGAAGCATGGTCGTAAGGGTTAAGCACCAGCCCATTATCAAAATTCCATTTACAGTTATTAAAACAAGAATGAAAATCGTGCCAGTCGTGATTGAAACATCATGGCGTGAATTCATAGCAACATAAGGAGAGTTATGGCTACCAAAGACATAGACGCAATTAAGCAAGAGCTGGCGCAAGACGTTCAGTCTCTCATTCCGATTCAAAACGACATTCTTCAATTACAGCAATCACCAGAGGTGGTTAAGTATCTTGAGAAGGTCAATCAGTTCAAGAATAAAGAGGCCGCTATCCGTGAGGTCATTCAGGGCCAGATGGAGAAGCACGGTATCAAAAGCATTAAGGGTGAGAACTGGGGTTCAATGACCATTCGTGAGAACACCAACTTCTCGGCCGAAGACCTTGACTCAGTGCCACCGAAGTTCATCAAGAAAGCACTCGATACCACTAAGCTGCGAGCGCACCTCAAGCTATCTGATAAGCTTCCAAAGGGAGTTGAAGTCACACACACCCGTTCTCTTGTGATTAAATTAAAAAGTCCAACCGAGGAATCCTAGCATGCTACGTGCAATGGACGAAGACGACCTGATGGACGAACGAATGCGTGAGCAAGAAGAAAGCGAACGCCAATATCAAGAATCAATCCTAAACGAGAATCAATAATGTCAAACCTACCATCTAAAATCACCATCAAAGAATACATCTCAGCACCAGCCGTTCAAAAGAAAATGAACGAAATGCTTGTCGATAAAGATACTATCCGTAACTTTACCACCAGTCTTATCTCTATCTCTGGTCAGGACGCACTCTTGGCTGAAGCAGAGCCTCGTTCACTATTCAATGCAGCACTCGAAGCTGCCAGCATGAACCTCCCAATCTCTAAGAGCCTTGGGTTCGCTCACATCATCGGCTACAAGAACAACAAAAAGGGTGGCGTTGTTGAAGCGCAGTTCCAAATGGGCGCACGTGGCTTTAAGGAGCTTGCCCAACGAACTGGCCGCTACACCATCATTAACGAAACTGAAGTCAAAGAAGGTGAGGTCAAGAGCCGAAACCGTCTGACTGGTGAAGTCGAGTTTGCTTTCATCGAAGATGATGTTGAACGTGGCAATGCCAAGACCATTGGATATGTTTCATTCTTCCGACTCGACAATGGCTATGAGTCAACCCTCTACTGGACAAATGAACAGATTGAAGCTCACGCTCGTAAATACTCTCAATCATTCAAATCTGGCTACGGGCCTTGGAAAGATAACTTTGACGCAATGGCACTGAAGACCGTCATGAAGCGCAACATCAAAAACAACGGGCCACTTGATATTAACTTGCAACGAGCGCTTGACGTTGACCAGGCGATTATCCGTGACGACAAAATTGACTACATCGACGGCAATGACCTACTGGCTAATGAGGAAGCCACAGACGTTGAGGAAGACGCTATCCTTGCAGCCCAAGAAGAAGCGGCTGAACTCGAAAAGAACACCGACAAAACAACTGGCGAAATCAAAGACACCAAGAAAGGTAAGTAATGCCCCGTGCAGTCATCACCTTCCATGACGTCGAACAAGGGTCTCCCGAATGGCTGGAAGCTAGAGAAGGTATGTACACAGGCTCGAACGCCGATAAACTTCTTAACGGTATTGGAGACTTGGAATATGCTAAAGCCAGAGAGTCATCATTTGGCGGTAATTTCTGGACAAAGCGTGGTCATCTTCTCGAATCCCAGGCTGTTAAGCTCTACGAAAAAAAGAACGGCGTTGTAGTCGTCACCACTGGATACGTGACCAACTCACTGTATCCAGGGTGTCTCTACTCTCCAGATGGTCTCCCGACTGACATCGTGCTAGAGGTCAAGTGCTTCAGTAAAGACAAGCACCTCGAACTCTACAATGCAAAGTCGGTGCTTAACCTACCAACTAAAATCGTAGCGCAAATCCATTACGGCATGCTCATCACAGGGCGTCGAAAGGCTATCTTGCTTATCTTCAACCCGATGTTTGCAAAAAAGTATTTCGAGGACGAGAATGGCGTTAAGACCGAGAATCCCGATTACGACCCAATCAAAGCCTACAAAGAAATTGTCATTCGATACGACAAAGATATTGCCGACAACTTTAAGAGAAAAATAACAGGAGTACCAGTGTGAGTGAAGCAGGCAAAACCGCCATCGACCAGATAAAAATAGTCACTGAAATGACCGAAGATAAGGCCGTGAAGCAGCTGGCAAAAATCTTGGCTAACTACATTAAAGATACTGAGAAGCAGGAAGCAGGCTTCGTAGCTGGAGGGAAAGATGACCGACAAAAGAAGCATTAGCACCTACGGTCTCAAGAAGTACCTCGATGGCACTGCTTGGAAGCACAATAACAATGACTACTCAGACCTGCTGCGTATGCTCAAAGAGAATAAGAAAGACCCTAAGCGGTTTCCTATTATGGAAATCGGCAGGCACTTCAACGTAGACCGCCGCACCGTTACCAACTGGCTAGAATTACTTAAAAAGGAGAACCCTAATGCCCGATAAAAAACCGCCTGTCGATGTATTTGAATACACCAACAAGCTCGATAGCGTAAAGAAAGAGCTGCACGTTGAACTGTTCCTGTTTAATAAGAACTTCACCCCATATGCTACTCGCATTTCAGACGTAGTGTCAGAGCAAATTAAAACCCTCTTTGTATCTGAGTTCATTAATGAAATTCAGATTGGCGCTGGTACTGGTTTGAGCGTCCGTGACATTGACTTTCAGAGCGACAATACGAATGTATTGGTGCGTGAAGATTTATCCAAAGTCCATCATGCAAATAACCTTGTTCACTTTATCGAGAATGACCGTGACGACATCGTTTACTTCTCAGAAGCCGAACATGAGTTTAGGCGCATGAAAGGACTTATGGTGCGTGTTACACATGCAACCGACCGAGACCTCAAGTTTTATGTTGTACGCATGCTAGAAGCGTCAAAGGTGGTCACAGAGAATGGTTGGCAAGTGGCCGATGATTTGATTGACGTACTTCAGCCTCCAGTAGCTTTTAAGTTCCCGACCGACAACCAAACCGTCATCATCGGTGATGACATTTTCACCTTCAACCAAAGCAAGTTTGAGAAGACATTTAACTACGATTACGTTCGTCTGATTCAGGCCGATAACAAGGCCAAGGATTTCGTAAAGAAGTTTAAGATTTCAGTTGCCAGCGATGTAGGCAACGACCTGGGTAACATCTTGAGAGAGAACACCAGCCTGCTCAACAAGTTCCTAAAGACCGACATCGAATTAATGAACCAAGAAACCGTTATCGAGCTGGCAGACACCATGCAGCTTGAGCTGATGACCGACGACCAAGGCGCAATTATCATCTTAGATAAGCAAGATTTGAGCGTCCTACTCGACATCATGAACGACAATTACTTCGAGAGTCCAGCAACGGGTAATCACTACGTCGCTAAAACTAAGAAAGCCATTGTGGTGGCGGAAGGGTAATATGAACGACAAGCAATATCCACTATCCTGGCCTCCAGGCTGGAGACGGACAGATGAACCAGACAGTTCACGATTTGGTAATGTCTCTATCAGCCGAGAGTCTGATGAGGTTGTTCACCAGCTTGAGATGATGGGTGCAACCAACATCATCATCAGTAGCAACATGCGCTACCGTAATGATGGAATCCCGTATGCAAACCAGGGCTACATTGAAGATAAAGGCGTTGCAGTCTACTTTAACCTCAACGGTGAGCAGCAATGTATTCCCTGTGACAAGTGGAACAGCCTTGGAGATAATCTTCGTGCCATCAACAAGACGGTAGAGGCTCTCCGTGGCATTGAACGATGGGGCGCTAAGGAAATGGTCAACGCAGCCTTTAAGGGCTTCAGGGCGCTTCCTGAGACTATCATCATGGGTGAACACACCTCACGACTATGGCATGATGTCCTGCAGGTATCGCCAACTGCCGACTACGACATCGTTCAGTCAGCGTACAAGCGCATGCTTCACAAGAGCCACCCCGACACTGGTGGTAGCGACTTCGCCTTCCAGGAGGTTCAGACAGCATGGAAGCAATACAAGGAGATGAATTAAATGTCTTTAGGAATATTCTTGTACATCGTATCAATGCTGCTGTTTGGTGCAGCAGTAATAACCCTGGTGAGGAACGAGGCAGTGATGACCTACCGAAAGGAGCTACTAGACAGGGTATCTGCTATGGCCTCTGATGACATCGCAAGAGGTTTTGAATGGAAGTGGCGCTATGAGGCATTTGAGTCGGTTAGCTACAACGAGATGGTCTATAAGGTATGGAAATCTTTGGATAGTTTCTATCCAGATATGTCCTTTATTAATCGACAGGAGGTTGCTGCAAAGATTGATAAATAGTAGCCTTGCACATTAATGCAACTTCAATTACATTAAGATTACAAATAACTAAAAACAAAAAACAAAGGGTCAAAAAATGCAAAAAACAGCAAACCTTTTAGTGAAGATTGGTGACAGCATTCGTCTGTGGCCAACTGAACTATAAATATAAAACAATAAGCGGTATAATACCGCTATGAAGCCTGATTCTCTTTACGACGAAAAAGCCGCCGATAAAGAGGTCATCAGCAGCTTATTAAGACACATTAAGAAAATTACTAAGGAGAATCGCATGCCATTATTTAAAGACGAGAACGGCTCAGTCAGCCGTGCAGTATCTTATGAACCAGTTAGCCGTGAAGAACTCGTTGCCAACTTTGAAAAAGCACAACGTGAACTGAACGAATATGATTCATTGAACAGCGCCCCTGAAGTTAAGACCGACGAACAGTCAGCTCCAGAAGTTGAAGTGAGCGCTCAAGAAGATTCAGTTCCAATTGAGCCAGCTGTCATCGACAATCAAGCTCAAGTGATTGAACAACCGATTGCTCAACCAGTCGAAACTGAAGTCACACCAGAAGCACCTGCTCCAGTCACTATCGCTTAATTAACAATCGAGAAAAATAAACATGCAGCACGAAACCCCTTCATGGCAGGAATTTTTACTATCATTCCTTGTTGTGGGGGTTTTTTTGCGTGGCATAATCATTCCCTGGCTGGGTAAAATGACGGTCAATATCCTCAAGGAAGCCTTTATTAAAACTGAGGAGGAATTTGCTCTTTGGGTTCACTTTCACGAGAAGGGGAAAAAGAGTCATCGGAGAGGAAAGCGAACTCTTGATTGAGCGTACCGAAATAGCCATCAATTAACTTGATGGCATTTTCATATCCAATAGCGAATCGGGCTAGGTAGCCTTCTTTGTTGTAGCGCTCCAGCATGGCTGCTTGGTCAGCCAAGTGGTCTCCCTTCTTAATAAATATCTTTCCACCAGACTTGTACTTACGTGTGTAGGGCTGCTTCCTAAGCTCTCCGTTGCGCTTATAGATAACAGTGCCTTCTTTCTTCAGCTCAATTCGTAAGCCGTGATAGCCGTGTCGTGCGGCGTCAATCATAATATCAGGCTGGCCATCGTGACTTCGCATGGCCATCATACGCATGCGCTGTCCATTCGTTAGGTTGAGTCCTGCCGCATAATCCGACACAAATATAACATGAGGGTAGTTCTTACGAATGTAATTACTTACCCTCAGTTGTATATTTTCCTCAGTACGCTTTTTATGAGGCTTGAAGTTGGTTGGTGCAAAGATAGCACCCATGATATATTACCCCTCGAATTCGTCAGCGATTGGAAGTTGCTTAGGAGTATCAACGACTGGTTCAGCGACAACCGCAGGGGTTGCGACCGTTCCTAGCTTCTTAGCTTCTTGGAAATCCTTGACCTCACCTAAAAAGCTCGTAGCAGGTTGAACTGCGAAGCGATACAGAATAGTCGATATACCGAGGGTCACAGTAGTATATTGACCAAGTAGGTTTGGGTCGTTAGTAGCACTCAAAACGAATACTTCCAGGCCAGCTGCGGCAAACGAGAAGATGGTTGCCAGCGTCAAGATAACCTTTGGGCTAGAGAGCTGGAACTTCTTTTTGATACCCTGGAGGATTACTGATACACCAAGAGATGAGGCTAGTAATGCCCAAACGGTTGGTGGCACTTGAGATGGCAAAGCGACCAACCACGTGAGTACGTCGAGAACTGAGTTTAAAATTTCTAACATTTTTTATTCCTTTGTTTTTTTGCCGAGAGTGCTGAACCAGCCAGTTACTAATGCGACAAATTTAATTAGTTTTTCTTTTAAGGTAAGGTTGGCGACAATATCATCAATGTCCAGGTCGAACACATCGTCGGTGTCCAGCAAGGTATCAATTGATTGAGTCTTGAACGGAATACCATACCACCAGCCATTTTCAACGCTGCGCTGGGTACGATAGTATTTTACCCCGTCTTTTTCAAACTGACCAGCCACGTGAACAGTTTGTCCCTGTCGGAGTGCAATATCTTGCTTCTCACCAGAGATGTCTTTAATCACTGAGTCAAGGCGAGCTACGAACTCATTAGGAGCGGCCGTGTATGACTCTTTCCATTTGTTTGGGTCTGGTGGCGTGACCTTAACAGGGATAGATACAGAACCGTCGTCCTGTTCGACAGGAGGTTCGGGTGTATCAGAAACAGGAGTTTCTGTGACAGGTTGTGGTTCTTGTATCACTGGTGTTATAGGTTCAGCTGGCTTGACTGACTCAGGTACGGGGACTGGAGCAGGTGAAAGGTCAACCGTGTTTACCCCGTAAGGGTGAGCAGGCGTACCATCAACATCGGCATTACCGAAGCTGAAGTCGGTCATGAAGTAGACACCACCAAGAGGGTGTTTATACTTACCGACTGCAACAAATGGCTCACCTTTTTGCAGCGTCTTGACTTTAGCGACATTCAATTCTTCCCATGTCTTTTTAGACAAATCGAAGGCGTAGGTTGGGTCTTTATTAACAATGAGATTAATAGGGCCGTTCTCAAAGCGTGTGTAAGGGTTCTCCAGGGGCTTTGGGGCTGGAGTTGGTACTGGAGCAGGTTTTGGCGCTACAACGACTGGAGGGTTGTTTATATAGCCCACAATGGCGTCTCGTGCTTCCATGATACGTGCAGGACACTGGGTTGCAGTCAGAGATACCTCGTAGTGGCCATAGACGGCGGTTGCGCCATTAAGTTTTTGGTCTTGAGGTCGCCAGAAAGCAGCAATAACTTTACGGTCGCCATCACGAAGGGTGTCGTTTCGTGCGTCCATAAGATTCTCAATACCGATAGAAGTTTGGTTTACTGGCCAGTTACCAGCGTGATAGGTAATCACATTCCATGGGTTGTCAACTAGCTTCACGAGTCGGAATCCTGCGGTACGTTCGGCGTCACTAGCGTCTGGTGTGCGGCTGTCTACTCGTTGACCAGCAAAGTGGGCCATCGCATAAGAGCGCTGGCCTGTGTACGGGTTGATGAGGCCATTCCAGTTGTTAGGGTTAGAGCCATATCCACGACTAAAACCGAGGTCGGAGAACCACTGAGCGAGCCAGGCTTTTGACTTTTCTTCCCACGTTGGCGTAACGGCGTGGTGGAGTAATAGCTTATCCTTAGTCATTATTCGCTTACCTCAAGTTTGCCAGGTAGGTTTTGCCAGACATCTTCTGGGACAACTCCAGGGCCAGAACCATCACCAGGTAGATTAAAGCTCTTTCCCTCTTGGGCTTGGGCAATAGTCTTCTCCTCGATTTCCAATTGATTTTGCTTTTGGATTTCCGCTACTTCTTCTGGTGTTGGTATGTACGCCATCTCTGTTTTTACCTCTTATGCTTAAAGTTTAACATATACTATGCAGTTCGCTTCCAAATGTAGGTGGTAATCGAAGGCTGAATGTTGGTGTGTGAACCACCGCCACCGCTGTTAGCAGTAGTGAATGTGTGGTTGTGAGAGCCAGCAGAGCTAATCGCAAGGTCGCCCCATTCAAGTTGCTGACCAGAGCCGCCACTAAGGTAGGTGCGCTGATTGCCGCTTGGTGAAGTGGTTACTGCGTCTTGAGTCAGGCCGTGTGAGTGGCTGCCGTCTGTTGATGTTGTACCCGTGTGGTTGTGTGCTGGAATCTGAGCAGTCGTCAGAGTGACTGTTTCAGCACCGACCTCTGTTTCAACACCAGCAAATGTTCCAGCAGCAGCAACACCGACTATGGCACGACCTTCAGCGAAAGCTTCCCATGTACCGAAGCCGAAAGTATCGTTTGGATTTTCGCTATCGACAGTTAAGTAAAGTGAGCCGATTGGATACACGAATGGCAAGACGAGGCTCTGAAAGAGACCTGCAAGGTTGAGCCATTTTAGCTTTTTTGTTACGCCAGTTGTGATGTCCACCGTGACGGTAAAATCGTCTGTCGATGGTGAGGTATCTTCTGGTAATCCTGTTATTTTTCCCACTGTGTATTTCCTTTTCCCTAATTCTAGCTTGGTGAAGCTGGGTTAGCAATGGTCTGGAGATTTTGAACGTCTCGAACCGTCTGCTCAATTGATTTATTAATTTGTGGAGGCAGCGCACCAAGAAGCAACGTCGCTTTTTGTGGCCGATACTCTAGTCGAACAATCTGAAGAACGAGCGAGTCAACAAATGAGCCGAAGCCCTGGAATCCCACGGTCATACCTGGCTTCAGAAGTGTAATGTCCATCATGCCATCTACCAACTCAAGGATTGTTTGGAACTGCTCATCTTTGTTCTCGTCAATGTAGCTATTTCCAATTGCGTCTGCGGTTGCGTCAAGTGTCACTCGACCATCGCTTTTGATACCAACCCGACGACCATAGAAGCTGATACTCGTTGGGTCATCGTAGGTTTTATATAGGTTAAATCCAGAGCCGTCATCGCCACCTGAGAAGTAAAGTGAGTTGCTTAGGTTCTCGATAGTTGCGACAACTCGTAACGAGTTAATCTCAGCACCCTTGGTCACGTAAATATCTGGAGTCGTTGAGCGCTCCTTGAAGAAGAACTCACTGTCACCTACATCAACGTAGTAATAGAAGTCAGACGGAGCAAGGTCTAGGATTGTACGCATACCATCACTCACCCTTTGGGTGTTGAAGGTGTATGGAACTGATAGTCCCGTTGCGTCAATAGACGTTAGGCTGTATGTAATCCGTCCACCCTGGGCATTGTAAGTATCAAGAATAGTAACAGCCATGTCTACGGTTGGGTCTTGGCTGGCGAAAATAGCGGTGGTCTCACCAGCGTTTCGGTAAGTACGGAAGTAAAGGTCACTATCAGGAATAGCCCCAATCGGAGTAATAATCCAGTTGGTGCTTCCGCCGCCGCCACCGAATGACGATACATACATTGAGCCATCTGCGTATATATTCGTGTCCTCGTAGTGAATCTTGATTGACTGGCCAGAAGCAACCGAGGCGGCAAAGAAATATGTTGCACCTGGTGTGGTTGTAATAGGAGTAGAGAAAGCCATCTGAACAACCTCTGGGCCAGTTGTATCTACTGCAACGGTTGTTACGCCGATTGGAGTGCCAGAGGTAGGGTTTGTTGGAACTGAGCTATATACCTTAACGGTTACATCGGCTTGGCCGTCTAACATAAGGTCGATTGCTCCAAGGTTTGTTACTGAAGCCCCAACCTCCCAGGTCTGACCAAACTGACTGTATGTACCAGTTCCACCGATGTTGTTTTGTATGACTGTATTGGCGGTCTGTGTAGTCTGAGAGACGTCATTAACATAAGGTGAGCCAGTGACGAGATAGTTGTTCATGTCCTGACCTTCAGAATAGGCGTAAAGTCTTATGCCTTCTTTGCCAGTACCGAATTCAGCTTCCCATCTTTCGACCGTACCAATAAACATACGCTTGCCATTAGGGTGATACTTACTGTATTCCCAGACCTCTAGGCGATTGGCGTTACGAATAAGAGTCTCAGTGGACACACCGACACCAACAAGGTTGACCGCACCTTCAGTCGTAAGGTCTTCGTCATCTTCTGTCTGGAGTACATCACCATCTTCTTCAAGAAGGGTGTCTGTGGCCGCAAGGTTACTCGTATCGGCTGACACACCAACCTCGACGGCAATCTGCGTTCCGAGGGTATTCATATCTTGACTAAAACCGAATTCAGATGTGACATTTGGAAGAAGGCCAAGGTATTGGCCACCAGCAAACATTTTGTATAGGTGAGTTTTTTGAATATCACCAGTCTCGACAATCCAGGCTGAAGCGGTTTGAGTAAGCTCGCCTGAACCTGCAATAACCGCTGCGGCAGGCTGAGTTTTAGTAGGATTGGTGGCAACGTGTCCGATAGCAGGCTGCGTCTTTGTGACATCGTTTGCGATTTGAGCCGTAGCAGGCTGCGTTTTAGTAAGTGTGACAGGGAGTACATTTAAGTTATCGAAAGTAACTGTCGTGGTTGTTGCTTCGGCAGCGTAAGTTCCAGCGGAGATTTCCACAAGAAGCTGACCGACATGAATTGGGTTAGTTGCGCTGTGAAGCGTAGACCAAGAAGTTCCGTTGGCTGATGTTTCCCAATACGTTGTACCGCCAGACTCTCTGATTTGTAGCCAGCGGTGGTTTGTAGAGTTATAGGTCGTAGTTGCAAGTTGCGTACTAACACCATTTACTCTCCGATATGCAATTAATGCCCCTCCAGCAATCAAAAAGAATATTGAGTTGGTGTTGCCAGACTGGTATAGGTTGAGTGGGTACACTTCGAGTGAAACGAGCGACTGATTTCCAGCACTCACAACCTCTACGTTTACAGAAGCGCTGGTTAAGTCGTAGTAGAGTTTAGAGGTGAGACCTCTATAAATACCACCAAGCGTTGTAGTGATGTCTAGTTTATTGCTTGCCTCTGACGGTGAATTAAATGCTGTCCACTTAGCGACGTCTATCGAGTTATCATCAAAATTATCTGAGATATTTTCAATGGAAGAACTGTAATTAATCGAATCCCAATAGCTAGTGATATTAGAGGGAGATTGCGTTCTCAGTGAAGGATACATTCCTTCTGGTCGAATTGCTAAACCACTTGAAGCAGTTGAAGCCAAAGCAGTCCATGTCATATTATCAGGTGAACTATCCCAGAATATCGTACCGCCCGATTCACGGATTCTTAGATAGCCAGTGTAGGTAGTGCCTATTGACGTCGTGCTGTAATGTGTGGTCTTTGTACCTGCTACGTTGTAGGAAACGGCCGCAAGTGTTCTTGTAGAGCCAGACCTTGTTATCTCCCACGCAATGTACTGACCAGCAACCGATGTGGTCGGATAGCTACGCAACGCAAATATATGATTAACAGTTGTTCCAACGCTTACATCGGCAGAAACATATGTGCTGAGAGATGAGCCAATTAAGGAATATGGGTGGTCGGAAGATATGATTCCTTCGCCATCTGCTACACCGCTATTTAAGACAAGCTGACCACCACTAACAACAGCAGAGCCTCCATTCGAAGATAGGTCGTTCCATTTTGCCGTATCTAGTGAAGAAGGAAAGTTATCATAAAAACCTGCCGAAACAACAGGCATAATGTTTGCTGAAAATTGTACCCAAGGCGACAATGTTACGTCGGTGCTACCAGACGTTAAATCTGCACCTGTAGCAAAACGGTCGATTACAACACCATAAGATGTCGTTACGGTATTATTTGCACGATACCCAATCTCTACAACAATTCTGTCACCTTTTTGCATTGATACGGCAGACAGTGTTTTAGCTCCTTCTGTCCGACCCGTGCTTGTTGTGGGAAACTCAGTTGCACCAATATTATCAGAGAGCAGTGTACCTCTCACTGTGTTCGATGGCGTCATTACATAAGCATGTACGTGATAAAAGGCATTCATGGCCAAGTCGGTTTCCCTAACAGCAAAGAGCCACTCGATAGTATCAGAAGCTGTAAATGAGTATGCCTCAAGCGGCTCAGTTACCAACGTCATCATTAAAACGTCCCATGCGTTTGTTGCCGAAGTTTCAAGATATGTAGCCTGGGAACTTCCAGCTTTATGGAATCCTAGATTCCTATATATCACCGAAGCGGTTGAATCCCATGCACCACGGTTAGTTGGTGTTGTAGAAGCTGCGGTATTATTTGGATAAAGCCTAGTTGCCATCTCTAATCTACTTCCAATACCTGTAATGAATCAAATCATAGTCCATCGTTCGTGCCGTAAAGTCATCACCGTAATATGCGGTCTGTGCGCCACGTTCAAACTCAGGAAATGCGCCGCTGAAGTTCTGTTCAGCACCATTCAGAAGAATCTTTCGCTCAACGACGTTAAAGGCCAATACGTCACCGCTGGCAAAGTCTGCCGTCACCTGTAGTTGTTGGCCAGTGGCGTTGTTTCCAAAGGTCACAGTCTTGTTCGTGCCGTCCGCAATAGAGCTGTATGAGATTGTCAGGATAGGGAGC